CCTCCATTTGAAGCGCCTGTTACCCCTGCGCCACCACCTCCTCCTCCTGCGACAACAAGATACTCTACCGTTGTTACAGGATAGTTCAGCCCATTGTATTGAGCAGATAGAACGCCACCAATATGAGTCAAACTCATGGTCAGTCCTTAAGAGATCAATTCGTAGCTGGTCGAATATGTAATTGCTGAACCTGTACCCGATGTAATTGAAATACATGAGTTTTCCATCAAGTACAAAGCTGATGTTTTATCAACAACAATGATAGATGCGTTAGGAGGCACAGTAATCTGATAAGCAATTGGATAAGCCGTACCGCCTGATGGAGCAGATCCTTGAGCAACTGCGCCGTTGGTGTAGATACTTACTGTTGCCGTAGCCGCAGAACTTGTGACGTTAGAAGCCACGATCTGGTTGATCTTAGCAACTGAATTACTAGATGCTGCGTTGGTTAGCAATACAACTGCGGATGTACCGCTTGGTGTGTAATACGTTGTGTTGCCGTATATGGTAGTGGAACTACCTGCGATATTAGGATTTGCCATGTTGTTTCCTTATAGACCAAAGACGAGGGCCATAGCAACTGCCTGACCACGAGTTGCACCACCTGACGCAGCAGCCCATACAGGAGCAGCACCAGAACCCTGTGAGGTTAAAACATAACCAGATGTACCGTAGTTAGCACCAGACAGACCCCATGCGCCTGCACTTGTTACACGCAGACGTTCTGTAGAGTTTGTTGCCAACAATAAGTTATTGGCTCCAGTTGTACCCACAGCAATGTCTGCCGTAGTAGAAGTCAAGTAAACATTGTTTGCTGAATCGAATGGGCCAGTTCCACCCCATCCGCTACTGTTCATACCAAAGTCACCGTAGTAAGTGGTTGCGGTCGTATTGTTGTTTCCTACCACTACGTCAGAAGAAGCGGTTGAACCTGCGTTAAGGTTTTGAATCTCCATCTGGGCATAGCTGTTTACATTAACTGCCATTGTCAATACATGGTTTACATCTGAATAACCCAATGTGCCGTAAGAATAAGCACCTTTATTAGATGATCCACTGATCGTTGCCGTGGCTGCAAAATTTGTGCTTGATAATGTTGTTCCATCCCATGTCAAATTAGAAGAAGCACCAAATGCACCTGAGCTATTGAACTGAACCTGCGTGTTAGATCCAGCGGCTGATCCCCCGCCTACGTTTACAAAGTCTGAACCGTCCCAAGCAACAATAGCTTTAGTGCCTGCCGCTACAGTTACACCTGTCGTTGGGCCTGCACCTCTGATAACAATAGACTGGGTTCCGCCTGTCTTGTTAATCACTACATAAGTCTTAGACTGCGCCGGTGCAGTGATGTATCTTGTAGTTGTTCCAGATGCAGTCCAAAGGATCACAGCATATTGAGAGCTGGTTCCTGTTAAACCTGTGCTGCTTGCACTGCCCGTGGTAACTGATAATGTAATGTCAGCGTCAGTGGAGATAGTTTGTGTACCTGCTACCGCAACGTCAACAATTTGTGAAATAGCGTTGTTAACCGTGTCTCCCCAAGTACCCGATAAGGTTCCTGTGGTTGGTAGGGTTAAACCTATTAGCGATGTATTTGCCATTTAAAATCTCCTAAGTCGTAGGAATAGTTGACCAATTTGGGTTTTGTGAGTCATTAATGGTTGACCATCCCGCTTCTTGTGAATTACTAGTATTCTGCCACGAAGCTGTCTGGCTGTCATCAATAATCTCCCACAAATACCTACCATTATCTGTTTCCGTTATTGCCATCGTTTCAGTACGTCTTACTGGATACCGGGTTGCTGGAACCTCAGTTTCTGTGATGGCAACAATTTCATTTACAAAATCTGTGTAATACGTTCCAACCGTTTCAGAATCAGCTATTGCCATGCTTTCAATGATCGTCATGATCAATGTAGCAAGCTGACTATCAGCTATGGCTATGCTCTCAGTAATACTACCTAAGAACGTTGCTACCGCCGATTCAACAGATACTATGGGATTGGTCTCAGTGATTGAGGTTACATAAGCAACTTGAGCTGACTCTGCTTCTGTTGCCGCTGCCGTCTCTGTGACTGTCTCATGGTACGCAGTCTGTGCCGACTCTGTTTCAGTTAATACTCCAGTTTCAGTTACCGATGCAGCAAAAGTGGCTACAACTGATTCTGTCTCAGATGCTGCTGCCGTTTCAGTCCTAGATACCGCAAATGTAGCTGCAACCACCTCTGTGGTATTGATAGGATTAGATTCGGTAATACTGACCGGGAAGTTTGCCGTTGCCGTTTCAGTATCAGTAATTGCCGAACTATCCGCTACGCTTACTGTATATGCAGTCTGAGCCGCCTCAGTTTCTGTTAATGCCGCTGTCTCTGTAACTGTTCCGCTAAATGCCGTTATCGCTGTCTGACTATCCGCTATCGCCGCAGTTTCAGTTACTGACGCATTCGCCGTAAACTGAACTGTCTGTGTCTCAAACATGGGAACCGTACCGCCCCAAGGATCAGCTCCCCAAGCGTCAGCCCCCCAAGCCGTAGAGGTTGTCAAATACTCGGTAACGCTGACATCGTATTGGGTTATTCCACCCCAACCGCCAGCACCCCAAGTGTTATCGCCCCATGCGGCTCCTGCCATGATTAGGTCAATGTAGCAGTGTAAGTTACAGCAATAGTGTCACCATTCACAACTGATTTGGAACTAGAGAAATCCCCAGCAGAGAACAAAGTTCCAGTTGTGTTGTCTTTTGTTGAGCTTCCACCAATGTTAATGAAACATCCAGCAACAGTTCCTGTGCTTGTGATGGTAAAAGAAACCGCAGATGAGGTTGTTTTTGACCCAGAGGATGCTGCGCTAAATGATGGTGTAGGACGGTTGCCTGAATATGTAGGAGCATTAGCCAAACCTACCTCCAGCCAACCAGCGTGGGAAGCCTGAGTATCAGTTACTGCGGCTGTACCTGTACCTTTTAATCCCATAACTACTGCACCTGCGGCAGTGTTTCCAAGGATTGTATCCAAAGTAGCATTCTTACCAACTGTAGTTACAAGGTTTTCAATTTCATCAGACCATTTGATAAAACCATCTGCGCTATAGCAAATGGCTGTGTAATGTCCATCAATAGACAAAGTATCGTTAGGTTGTGTGTTGTAGCTGGTTGCAGCTCCAAGCACTTCTGTTGCGGTAATTTTATCGTTCATGATTACTCCTAATTAGAACTGCGGATTAAAGCCGTAGTGTATGTGTTTGACGGCATGGTGATGGTGAAATTTTTCATTGATTTATCTGAACCAAAATCAATCACGCAGATTGATTTATTACCTCTTGTAACGTTATACATCAATGCACAGCGAGCAGTTAAATTTGAATTTGTCCAAATAACATTATTGAAATTAACGTAAGCTGTATAGCCGTAGGTGTTTACCGTTGCCCCGGTAACCAATTGCCCGCCCGCTGTATAGCCTGTGCCTGTGATTTCATTGGTGCTTGTGTAAACAGTTGTGTCTGCGTTTAAACTAGCAAAACCGTTGTACAGGGCGACTTTAATCGTATCTGTCAACAGGTTATGCACAGCTTGATAAAGCTCTGCTTTAAACGAAGTAGTTTGGGTTTGTACAATACTCATGATACTTGTACCCTAACTTGACCGTCACGATAAGCATCACCACGTTGTTTACCATCACCCAAGTTCTTGAGGAGAGCAATTGCTTGTACATAACGATCTTTGTACAGAGTTTGAATATCTGGCTCGCCTTTCACGTAGGTAATGGCCTCATACAATGTGGCATTCATTAATGCTGTGTCAAAGTTATCGCCAAGCCATGTTTCTCCATTGGCGTTGGTAATCGCTGAGACTGTTAAAACCAATCCTGCCCCGCCAGTGATAGATGCTGAAAGCGTATCTCCGACAGCGTAATAACAACCATTGGTAATCATTGTTACAGAAGTAACAATATTGCTAGATACCACAATAGTGGCGGTAGCAGAATTACCAGTGCCACCAGTAAGATTAACGTTGTAATATGTCCCATTGGTATACCCGCTTCCTGCATTGGTAATGGTGACGGTGCTGATAGCTGCCTGAATAATTGAATCAGGATAGTAAAAATAGTGAAGTTCTGCGTTGTAGTTTGTATCTGGCGTTGGGCCTAGTATGAAAGACAGCTCATTGACGTTACCTGATTGCGGGCCAAAGATGGCGTAATACTTGGGCATCCCAGTTGAATTAGGATTAGGATATGCTTCCCGTATGTAGTTAACATCTTTGTTAATCAAATACTGGAAGTCTCCCGTAGTTCCCGTTACAGGGTAAATGGCCAGTGAATATGTTGAAAGAAAATCATTGGGGGCTGATAAGTATTTATTACCAGATGTTAGTAACCCATTGACATTCTTACGCAGTTCTTGGATCTGCACCGTATTGTATATACGTTGCTCCGCCTGCTGAATCATCCGATTCAGATCAATCGTAGGGAAGTTGTTCTCTACGTAGGCGTTAACTGCGGTAACAAGTTCACTGTAAAACATTATGCTTGCGGCCCTCTTGCCATTACGCCTTTGGTTGCAGCGCCTGTGCCACGAATCTTGATGCCACTTGTTTTGACTTCAGCATTGTGACCAATTGATACGCCACACAATGGTGTCCAGTTTTCACGTTTAGGCATTTTTAACACAAGACCAACATCATCAACAATGTCAAGCTTTGTGCCTTTCATTGTGTGTGGCTCTGCATAAACTTCTGCGGGGCCGTTTTCTTTGCCCATGCTTTTGTGTGAATATTTAGCCATATTAACCTCCACGACCAGCAGATCTGGTTTGGTTTGCAACTTTGGCCAAGTTACGGCCATATGTTTTCATCATTTCATTCGTCTTACCACCTTTGGCAAATTTCTTTGCGCCGGGGTGCATACGCTTTTCATGACCCTTAACTTCTTTTTTTGCTTCTACGTCAGCAATTTCTCTTACTTCTTTGCGATCCATATGACCCCCTATGATGATGTAATCGTTACCGTACCAACACTTGTTATGCCAATCAAATAATTAGGCGTTAAGCCTGTATCGTTTAAACTAGCACCACCGACTGGATTCCATCCCCACTGCGTGTCCCTTGAACCACCTGAAGGATATCCACCAAAACCCGTATTGTTCAATTGTAATCCGTTTAAACCAGATGTGGTATAGGTTATATCTGGTCTTGGCTGACGAACAGCCTGCGGATCATCTACCGGATACATTCCCAACTGAAGCTGGGGATGATCTGGATCCCAACATTCTTGACAAACCTTTAGTTGATATAGTTTAGTCTTTACGACTTCCATTTTCAACTGGGAAAGTTTGTACCTTTGACCACATCTGTCACATTCCGCAATTGAGTATTTACCGGATGCGAACCTGTTTCCCATTACGTACTGCCTCCGCCAATGAACATCTGACGAGGTACAAAGCGTACCGCAGCTTTCTCACGATCTTCACCCGCCGCAATGTTGAATTGTTCATCATACTGTGCCTTTAACATGTCTAATCTAGAAGCAAGGTCAGGCATCTTTGTGGCTATGTAATAAGCCAATCCAGCTACCAAAGCTGGGAGGAACCTAAAGTTAATGTCTGGGGTCTCTACGCCCGATCCTGCATTTTGAATTCTACGCATTCTCCAATACACAAATGTGTAAGTGGTGGATCCATCTGGTGTTGGCCACACGGTTACGGCTGGCAATCTATGTAAATATACCTGCGCTCCTGATGAAGCAGATGATGCTGTGGTGTTGTTCTGACCCCGGAAGCAATTGCTTAATGTGTTGCCAGAGATGTAGCTATAGAAGATATCTTCTGTGCCAATAAGCACATAACCAAACGCAGGTAAACCTACGGTAGAGGTTAGGGTAATGGATGTGTCTGTGGCGCTAATTCCACTGGCCAATGCTATGGGTGTATTGGAAGAATCATAAATGGGAGAAACTACGCCGTCTCCACGTTGCACCCACACTTGGATGGGTCTGGCTTGGATCAGCTTATTAGGAATAGTCGCATAGGTACTAATACTAATACGGGTGATATTCAAGTCAGACTGGTTGTATTCTAAATTGGCATTTGTCCGGATCACTTGATCCAATAGATCGATGGTGTCATTAGGAAGGGGATATGTGTTTAAACCTTGTTGCAGAGTAATCGTACCCTGATCAAAAGTCCACATGTCTAGGCCACGGTTCTGCCATTCAATGGTCAAAAGGTTCATGGATCTACGGGCTGTGCGTAAATCGTAACCTGTTCTTAATTCTCTTCCAGCACGTTCAAACGCTTCCTCGGCTATTTCCGTGAAGTCTAGGTCAAAGGACGTTTTGCCGGATGTAGTCATTTGGCTGTCTTTGCTGAATTAATAAATGCTTGCTCTGTCGGAGCGCCCTTGCTGCCGGGCTTTCTCATCTTTTCTTTGGAGCCGTGTGCGATACGTTGTTGTTTCGCATGAATATTGGCATACAAGCCGACATTACCGCCTTTGGCATACTCAGCAAAGTCGGTGTTATCACGCCGTTTCTTTACCTTTTTGCCGGGCATCTTGTCTGGATTTATGTCTCCCATTCCACGGCTGGCCATCATACAAGTCTTCCTTTTGTGTGACCTTTGGTAGCTATACCATCACCACGCCTACCAGCAGATACTTGACCGCCTTTTGCGTAGCCTTTGGCTTCACCACCTTTTTTCAAACCAGTATTTTCTTTAAATCTATTGCGTAGATTTTCCAAAGATTTACTGATGTTGTCGCCAATATCAGGAGTGTTCTGGGTTTTCTTATCCCTTTCCCTCATCCTAGCCAAACCTTCTGGTGTGGTTTGATTTAAAGTCATTCCAAGGGCATTAGTGACTCTAGGTGGGGGCATTCCTGCCTGACCAGAATTTTCATCCCAATCTGGAGCCATTCCAGCTTTACCTGATTTCTCATCCCATTCAGCAGATTTCTTCTTTGTAGGCTTCTTCTTCAAATTTACAGTGGTAGGCTTAGTCTGCTGTACATCAGAGGTTGGGCCTTCCATGTCCTCTGTATCCTGTGTAGCACCAAACATTTGAGACATGTCTGTGCGTGGCCTTTGAAGATTTACAGGCGCAGGGGCAACAGGAGCAGCCTGCTGGGGCTGTGAAGCCTGAGCAGGAGGATTGCCATCCTCATCCTTATTGCCCTTTGCAAGGGCATAAAGAGTGGCTAATGCTAAAGGTGTTAAATTAGCCATGATGGCTCCTTACTTAGAATAACCGCCGCCACACATAGCTTTTACATGGTCATCATGCATCTTATGACCTGCTGCGTGTTCTTTGTAATGCTCTGAATGATGCTTGTGTCCACCTTCTTCATGCATCTTAAGATGTTCTTTAGGCATCTTGTGCTTGTGGTCATGTGGAGCTACACCGTGGGGAATAAATGGGGGGTGATCGTTTTTCATGATAGATCCTTATTTACGTTTAGGGGATTGAGTTCCGATAACATTTCCGCCCATCTTGGGCATCATTGCACGGGTATGGCCTTTCAATTGGATGGCATGCTCTCCATGAGGACGATTGCCCTTCTTGAGATCACCGCCTCTTTCCATTTTTGCAGGTTCCATTCTTTCTTCTTTAACTGCGCCGCCTTTTGCAAAAGCTTTACCGCCTTTAGCCATAGATTTACGGTACATAACGGCGGCATCCCCACCTGTTTCTGAACCATAGAAACCACGCTTTTTCCAGTCTTCTGGTTGCTTGCGTGTCAAACCTTTTTCTTTATTCAAGAAATCTCTTAAGCTTAAGCCTGACTCTTCAAGTTCTTTCTTAGAAACAACTCTGTCTTTCTTAGGCTTGGTCATGCGCTGTGCGCCTTCACCAGTTTCCATCTTAGAAGAAAGATCGGACATTCTGCCCATGTCTTCTTCTACCATATCACCTTCAGCATAGCGTTTTGTTCTCATGATTGCTCCTTAAATGGTTCTACCCTTCATCTTAGGCATCATTGCTTTTGTATGCCCAGACTTTTGTACTGTATGTTCGCCGTGAGGCTTTTTGCCGCCAGCAACGACTTTGCCCATTGCAGAAGCTTTAATGCCGCCGCCTTTTGCAAAAGCTTTGCCACCTTTTTTCATTTTAGCTTCTTCTTTTTCATGTTTGATCATGGATTTTGGAGCGCCTTTAGCTTTCATAAAGCTGACCTCCTTCTTTACCATTGCTTTAGATTCTTTCATAGTGCCACCCTGTTTAAACGTTTTGCCTTTATCGGCTTTGCTAAAGTCCTGCCCCACCGTCTGTGGGACTCCTGCTTTCTTGGCGAACGCTGGATTGTGGGCCACCGCTTCCATGAACCTGTGTTGTTTTGCGCTAGTTGACGGCATGGTATTTCTCCATTAAACGATCAAGTTTCTCATCGAGCTTGTCCAACCGAGCCAGAACTCTGTTGATATCGGCATGGACTTCTGCTTTTGTCACATACTCTTTGGCAACTTCTTCCCTTGTCCGGTTTAACAAAATAGTTACCCGTTGCAATTCTGCGGATTTCTCTCTCAATACCCAGCCTAAAACTGCGACAAGAAAGGAGAGAGCTGCATTCCATATGATTGTTTCCATGTTAGCAATTCCATGCTCTCAAGGATTTGTTAATCCGGCTGTTGGGGTCTTTGGCTGTCTTCTCTGAAGTCAACTTGGCTTTCATCCCAGACATCCTTGCACAAAAGGATTTCTTTCTTGAGCCGCCCTCGGGTTGGGGAGGCTTTAAATTCATCCCCTC